GTCGTCCGCGTCCAATCCGGCCGGTCCTCCTCGAGCATCCGCTCGTTATGGTCCGTCGCCTTATTGCGAAGCGCCGTCTCCGTTCGCGCACTCAACTCGATATCGCCGCCTGGACCACTCGCCGACCCGGGCTCATTCTCCTCCGAACCTTCGATCTGATCCTCAGCGGGTGCCGGCGTCGACTGCGGATTGACCTGCCGCTCGACCATCTCCGGCAGTTCAGCCGGATCGACGGCGTCAGGCGTCAGCGTCGTGATGCCGATTCGCGCATACTCGGCGCGAATGTCCTCATCATTCTCGATCGCGAGTTCGATGTTGTAAACGTCGAGGAGATCCTTCACCGTCTCCGACTTGAAGGCGAGCGAATCCGCATCAGCGTTCGGCTTCATAAAGAGCTGATCCCAATCAACGTCCGCCGCCTCGAGTTCGGCGACAGTCATCGCGCGATCATCCTCGACGCGAGCCGTGACGATGATGACCTCGCCCTCATACTCGTCGACGAACTCCACGACGTTCGCGATCGGATCACCCTCAAAGGTCAGAAGCGTGCCATCGATGTCGACGATGATCGCGGGCGGCCCGTCGAGGTTTCGCTCGCCGCCGGGCTCCATACCCTCGGCGATGCTGACCGCGACCATCTGATCGATCGCCGCCTGCTTCGTCTCGTGACAGCCGATGACCTCGCCGTCCTCTTTGATCGTCGCCCACCCGTCGCAGTCGGGGCTCGTGTCCGTAATGAAATACGGCATCGGCCTACATCTTGATCTGCATGATGTCGATCACGGGCGAATCATGCGATGCGATTGCGTAGAGCGTATCTCCCGCCGCGAGAACCATCTGAAACTGCGCGTCGTGCGGAATCTCCAGGCCGGTCGTGATCGTCACGCCCTGGCCTCCGATGAAGATATCGGATGACGAGTTCGATGCTTGATTATGGATGTAGATGTGCTGCGGCATATCATCAGCCGTCGCGATTGCCGTCGCTGTAGCCGTGCCGAGCGTTACCTGCCTAGTCTCGATCATGCTGCACCATCCACGGGGTAGGCGGCCTTCGGATCCTCCGGATCGATCTGCGCGATCGGCTGAAGCTGCGTCGTCGGCAGGCCCGTATGCGGAATCGCCGGCAGATCGAGCGCGGCAAGGATCGAAGCGGGATCGAAGCCGGAGAAGACGAGGCGCTGAACGATGCCCGACTTCTTCTCGAGCTCCGTAAGGTTCGCCGCGTCCAGGTCGACATTCGCAAGAGGCACGCGGTAGACGTCGCCGCCATCGACGGGCGGCATATCCTCGATGCGGCGGATATCGTTGATCGACGACCATCCGTTCACGAGGGCCGAGGCGTGCGCCGCGTATCGGCTTGCCTGATCGCCACGCTGAAGGGCATCGACGTTGAACTTCAGGAAGGCGACGCCCGGCAGGAGCGTCGAGTAGGCGTCCTCGATCTTCACGATGTACGGGCGCAGCGTGTGCTGGACGAACTGAATGCCGTTCTGCTCGACCGAGGCGTACGACATCGCGCCCGGCGTCGTGACGCCGATCATGCTCGGCGGGCAGCGGAACGTGCGCGCGATCTCCTCGACAGCGAACTGTCGCGACTCGAGCATCTGCGCCTCATTCGGCTCGACGCTTGTCTTCGTGAACTTCGCCCCGCCGAACAGGACACCCGGCCGGTGCGACCGGCGCACACTCTTATGCTGGAGCTCGAAGGAATCGGCGAGGTCCTTCGCCTGCTCGCGCGTCAGAGCGCCAGGGTATTCGATGATGCCGCCGACCTGCGAGCCCTGACCGAAAAAGAGCTGCGCGAACGTATCCAGCGCCTTCGACAGGCCGAGCGTCTCCTTGACCATGTCGATCCGGGACCGGCCGCGCAGCTCGCCGGGCAGGCGCAGCTCCGTGATGTGGATCATGTCCTCGGATGCGATGACGTCGCGATTGTCATAGACGAACTCGGGGCGCCGCGTCACGCGGTTCAGGCGGACCTCGACGTTGCGAGGATTCAGCACGATCAGGCCGGCGATGCCCTGATCGTCGCGCAGGATCCGCGTAAAGGCATTGCCGTTCAGGAGCAGGCTGACGAGCACCTGCTGGAAATGCTCCGTCCTGGAGACGCCGATCTCGGGAGTGTCGAGCCACTCGGGGCGCGGACGGAACGGCGTGCGCGTACCGTCGCGACGGATGTACGTGTCGACCGGCAGCGTCGAGATGCTATCGGCGATCAGGCGGACGCAGGCGTACACGGTGCCGAGCTTCAGCGCCTCGTCCTGATTCATCGTCACGCCCGACGCGGTCGTGACCATCAGGTCGCCGCCGGAGCCGAAGATCGTCTGGAAACTCAGCGCGCGCTCCTCGCCGGAGTCGACGCTCGGATTGAAGATTCTACTGAGCACGCGACCTCTCGACGGCAATGGCGAACACTAGGAGGAAGATGCCCGCCGCGATGATGCCAGCGGGCGGAAAGATCAGTCCCGCCCCCACGCTGACAGCCGCCGCGCCGAGGATTTCCATTGCCAATATCATAGCCGCCGATTTCATACGCTAAAGAACCCTGGCGCGATCATCGTCTCCGACTGCACGACTCCACCATACACAGCCATCACCCCGGCGACGAGGGCATCGATCCGCTGCCGCTGACGGATCTTCGACACCTTCCAACCGCGGTCCGTCATCTGCGCGGCAGCGCCGAGGACGTGCGCCGCGAACTCGGGATCATCGCCAGCGTGGACGATCTTGCCCTCGCCAAGCATTGAGTACCAGGCCTGATATGCGTCGGCCATCGTCGCCGAGTTCTGCGGCATCGTCACGACCGGGATTCCTTCAGCGTCGAGGACCTGCGCGGATCGCTCAAAGAAGCGCGGATCGTAGAAGACGCCGGCGAGCTGGTACTCCTCATTCACTCGGCGAATGTAATCCTCGATCACGGTGAGGTCGACATTGTGTCCAGGGCGCGGCGTCCATACCTCGGCGCGGACGAGGGCGCGGCCATCCTCGAGCTCGTGCGCCATCACGACGGCCGTCGAGTCATGGACGATGCCGACGTCGACGCCGAGTGTCACGCGGCCGCCGATCGGAATCTCGGCATCGCGATCGATCGCGGCATTCCACCACTCAGCCGGGATCCACGCCTGCGAGCCCGCGACCCAGACGCAACCGTGGAACTGCAAGACCTCCTCGGCCGTGAGTTCGGGGTTACTCGCCTGACGCGCCAGATACTCCTCCGTGATCCACGACGCCGGGTTCGCAAGTTTCATCGCGGCCGTGTCCGTCGGATCCTTCGTCGGCGCGGCATAGTTATAGATCAGCGTTCGCGCGTCATGGTTGCGGCTGATCGTCAGGCCGTCGTGCTTCTCAAGTTCGCCGACAGCCTCGTTGCGGTCCAGCATCCGGCCGAGGATCGACGATTCGCGCTCGTTCGCATCGCCGGCCGTCGTGATCGTGAAGACCTGCGTATTGACGCGAGCGCCACCGGCCGTCGTCAACGCGGCCCACGCCTTCCGCTGGCTCGGCTTCGTCCAGGCGTGCAGCTCGTCGGCGACGACGAGGCTCGGCGAGTAGCCGTGCAGGTTGTCGGCGCTCGACGCCATTCGAAGAATCTTCCCGCCGCCATCCGAGCGGCTGATCTCGCCGACGTACTCGCGCAACGCGACGCCATCCGAGAGCAGCGGCGATCGGCGAATGAACTGAACGCACGTATCGAACAGGCGGCCCGCCTGCTTGTCAGACGCGGCGGCGAGCAGGATCTCCGGCTGCGTCTCATCATTGAAGAGGCGGTATAGCGCGTACGCGGCGAGCATCGTCGTCTTGCCGTTCTTGCGCGGGACGATGATGATCGCGGACCGCCAATGCGGTGCCACTCCGGTACCGTCCGCCGTGGCGAGCGCCTCGCCCATGATCTCCAACTGCCACGGCTCGAGGCGCAGCGGCTCGCCGGCGAACTGATCGATCGACTGCGTCAGGAACTCCTCGCACCACCACGCGAAATGCTCAACACGCGACCCGGTCGCGTACTCCTCCCACCGGTCCGTCACGTCTCAAGCTTCTTCGTCGACAACTTCACAACCGGCGGCGCCTTGCGATCCGTCGCCGTCGCCGATCCCGTCGGCCGACCAGGAGGACGCCTCAACGCCTCGGGCTCCAACTTCAACGCGCGGCCAGCGCGAGCCGCATCCTTCTCCGACTCCGCCAGAAGTTTCACGAGCGGATGCGGCACGACGGCACCATTCGTATGCGTGAAGAGTTTCGGCCTGCCGTAACTGATCCACTCGGCGCGAACCTCCTCAACGAGGTCGATTGCTCGAGCGAAACGCAGGACCGCGTCGTGGAATCGACCCGGATCTGGCAGTCCCTCGACGTGCTTGGACGCGAGCACGAACGCGCGCCGACCCTCGGGGCCGAGGTCGTCAGGCACCGGGCTGTGAGTGTCAACGGTCACAGGAACCCCCGTGGCCGTGGCCGTTCCCATCCCAAGC